CGTTCCTTACGAGGACTGCGCTATTTTTATTTCTTAGGAGGCGTTGTAAATGGCGGACAACAAGTCGCGCGAACTAATGATTAAAATTGACGTAGATATTTCGGATGCACTTACCGGATTAAAAGCTATCCAGCGTGAGGCGAAGAAAGCTACGCAGGCATTGCGTGAATTAGAAACATTTCAACAACCAACGATTAATATTACGATTAATGGCGCTTCAGAAGATGTGGCTCATCAATTGATAAATGAGCTACGCAAGCGAGGTGTTAGAATATGAGTAAAGACATTCGTATAGTTAATATAAACACTGGCGAAGATTTGACATCGGATTACACGCTTAGAAATCGTAAGCAAGACGAATCCTACCGTAAATCTAAACAACTCGAGGACTATAAGAATAGGAACGCCGGACGTCGCCATGTACGATGTTATCACGAACCTATAAAAGAGATTCTCGAGACTTTAAAGCTGCATGAGCTAGGCGCACTAATTAAGTTGATTCCGTATATGAAATTTAATAAGGACGGACTGCTTACGAAAGATGCGACGCCAATGACTATCGATACCATGGCCGATATATTTGGAAAATCAAAACGTGCATCACAAACGATTGTTAATGCGTTGGTTCGCGAAGGTGTTCTCGAGAAAGTAAAGCCGAAGAAGACGATACACTACCGAGTAACTGAACGTTATCACGAGATGGGCGAGGTTACTCAGGACGGTTATTATACAAAGTTATACCAGGTAGAATCACGAAAGGTTCTCGAGAGATTGACGATACAAGAGGCGGGTCTTTTATATAAGATCTTGCCTTATTTTCATTTCGAGAATTATTATCTGTGTGCTAATCCGAATGAACGTGAACCTGACGAAATCAAGCATCTTAATCATAATGATCTTTCGCTACTAATTGGCGAAGAGGTTCAAACGGTATATAACAACATGAAGGCGTTGATTCGCAACGGAGTCATTATGAAAGTGTCCGCTTATGGAGCGGTTAACTATCTCGTGAATCCAGATGTTATGTTCCGCAAGGAAATCGAGAATGAATATACCGATCATGTGCGCAATCAATTCCGTGAACTACAGAAGACTGGCGAAAAGATACAGTAGGACCTTCGGTAAAATACTGCACACATAACGCCATCTGTCGGTAAAATACTGCACACATCCGCAATGCATAAAACATGAATAAAATACAATATATAGTGTATATTGACGTATATTTTACGTATAATCGCTATATATTGTGTATATTCGTGTTGATGACGGTAAAATGATCTCTTTATCTTGTCTAGCGACAAGAGCCTTCGCTTGCGCTCGGCTATCTCCGACTAAGATATTAATAGTAACATATTCGGAATAAAAGAATCTTTTGATGGTGCGCAAGGGCTGAAAGCCCGAAGCGCTATCTTTTGTCTTTGATTCAATCGCGAATCTAAGCGCCGGGAATATCTCCCGAACGATAGATTCAACGTTAATATTACGGAGGTGTAATCGTAATCTATGGCGGAAGTGGCCGAGTTTTGTATTGCGTGTGGGAAACGGTTAGACGATTGGGAAGCGGTCGTTTACGGGTATAGATGCGATAGCTGCGGAAGCAAACGGAGGAGGCGGAATAGTGGCGATGATAACTAGCGGTGATATTAACGGTAAGAAGACGAGTTCTACCGCTAAACCAGCGAAAAAGAAAAGCGGAAAGACGGCGAAATAGTACCGGCCGACCCCATTTCACATTTGCGGAATAAGACGGGGGTAATTTTGCGATACGAGGTAAATCGGAAATAGGCGTATGGGTTGCGTATTGAGTGCCGAATAGTTGGCGCGTATAATGAAGGAAGTGTACGCAAGGGGTGGCGGTATGGTTGCGACATTGAGTACAAACGTATTCCGAAACATCTGCAAACGTGCCCTGCGCAGACAGACCCCGAAAACATCAACCCTAATTATGCAAAACCTATGCATGATACCGATGTATAATGCGGAGTTGGCATCACCATAGCGTTATATACGTTATGCATTAGCGAAGCCAGTAATGGCGCGGATCGTAGCACTTATTGCATAAAACTGTGATAAACTGACGCTTTTATATAACGATAGGCAGTGACCAAGAATGGCGTTATATCAACGTTTATACGTAGGTGTTCGGATGAGATAATTACATAATAATCGTATTTTACGCAATTATGTCTTTGGTTACTTGTATATTTATTCGAATAAAGTTTAATTGTTCAAACCCCCAGACGGCGGGGTCGAATCTGGCAGGTCAGGCGCATAAAACTTTCTTACAAATTTCAGATGTCCGACCCTGCTATCACAGTCGAAAATAAACGAAGCTAATCGGAGTCCTACCGCATGCCTAACGGTTGGCTTCGCTTATTTATCGACTTATAGCCGTCTAACACGGCGTAAAAATACGCTATTCTACGAAAGGAGTACAATACTATGTCGAAGGAAATTAAACGCCTAGAATCACGCTTAACAGCGGAGCAAATCACGGCAGCACAATTATTAGCGGTCAACAAGTTCTTGCCACGTCCGCCTAAAGACGCCACAGACGAAGAAATCGCAGCATTAAAAGCAGACGGAAATGTCCGCTTACAACTCGGAGAGATTGCGCAGAAACTCGGCGTATCAGAGCGTACCTTATATAACTGGCGCAATTCTAACGAAGACTTCACGAAATACGTTAACCTATTGGCCACCAACGTATTCATGTCGCACTTGCCCGATATTATGGAGAAGCACTTGGATATGACGTTAAAGGGCCAAGGATCTATGAAAGGTATCGAGTTATTCTATAAGTTTGGCGGACTTCTTATCGATAAGCAAGAGGTTAAGACGGAGGAAGTTGGCGCAGGTGAATCGCTAGATGATCGATTAGCACGACTAAAGGCCCGTTCTGAAGCAATACAAACGGAGGAACAGAAGGAGGACGCTTAATTGGCATTTCTAAACGGAAAGTGGTTCGCAAGAGATGAGCGTCAGCATGAGATTGACGCTAGAATCGCTATGATTGCGGAGTTCAAACGTTTAGCTGATGCAGGCGTCATTACTGCTCACGAAATAGATCAATGGGAAATAATCGATGCTGAACTAGAGAAACTAAAGCGAGTTCACCGCGCAGAAACAGACATGCTTTACTTTTTCTACGAGTATTTTAGCGAGGCACGAAATCCAGGTAACCCGGATAATCTTGTACCGACTTCCGCGGTTGACATGGACAGTGCTCCTGAGTTCCACCGAAAGTTATCACGTATTCTTGACTCAGTATCAAATGTAAACAAGACCGGTCGTATTTGTTGGGCTGCGAGTCGTGGTCACGCTAAGTCGGCGTACCTATCAAACGCGTTCCCTGTACACGAGATCGTATATCAAAAGCGGAAGATGATATTGATTATCTCAGAAACTAACGCCGGTTCTAAAAAGTTTATTAAATGGGTATCCGCCCAACTTAAGTATAATTTAAAGCTACGTAGTGACTTTGGAGAACTGTTATATGAGCAAAAGTCCCGTAACGAAAAGGATTCCGAAGAAGCATTTTTAACTATTAACGGAATTAAGATGGAAGCAACTTCACTCGGAACGCAGATTCGTGGATTTAGAAACGGTTCTCAGCGTCCAGACCTAATCATACTAGATGACTTGGAGTCGCGTGACTCTAATAATACCGCCGAACTTCGTCAGAAAGCGAAAGACTGGCTTAACCAGGACTTAATGCCAGCTTATGATCCGACGAAAACGGCGGTTATTTTTATGGGTACACTTGTACACGTTGACTCACTTCTTAACTATGTGTTAAACGAACGTCGAGATTTTATCAAGAATAAGTTTCCTGCTATTATATCTCCGCCAGAACGAGGAGATATGTGGGCAGAGTTCGAGCGAATTTACCGTGAATACGAACCGACACAAGAAGAAATGGACGAAATGGAAAACGCAGAGGAAGCGATAGAAACACCAAACGCTAGAGCAGCAATGGATTTTTACCGCGATAACAAAGAAGAGATGGACAAAGGCGCAGAAGTTTTGTGGCCTTCGCGATTCCCTCTTCCTGCGCTAATGCTTGAAAAGGTTAACTTCGGATCTAAAGCGTTTAACACTGAATATATGAATAATCCTATCGATGAAGAATCTCAGATATTTAAACCGCATGAGTTTACGTATCACAACGACGATATACCATACAACGACGGAAATTATTACATCGGAATGGGAATAGACTTTGCGATGGGTAAAGAAAAGGGAGACTATTCTGCTGTTGTGACCGTAGCTAGGCACAAGAAAACCGGTAAGATTTACATCATTGATGCCTACGGCGAGCGTGTCCATCCAGACGAGTATCTTAAAGTTATTGTTGAGAAGGTGCGCAAGTATCAGCCACACAAAATCGCAGCCGAGTCGCAAATGGCGCAGGAGTTCTTCGTCGATAAGCTTAAGCAGGCACTACAAGACATTCGATACCCCGCTCATTCACGCGTGAAGAAGATACAACAAAGGTCACGTAAGGAGTTACGTATTGAGGCAATGTTACCGGATATTCAGAGCGGAGTAATTGTATTTAGTCGCAGACATATTCGACTATTAGAGCAGTTTGAACGGTATGGTAGCAAATGGTTCGACGATTTGCCAGACTCAGTTGAAATGGCTGTATCTGCAGTTAAAGAAGGCAGAAAGCAAGTGATTAATAAACCACAATGGTTATAGATAGCTTAAAGTCGCCTAGGAAACGCGATCCGAAAAGCGTAAATCCCAACGCCTGACGACTTTAAATAAAGGGATAAAAATAACGAGGGGATGGTTGTTTTGGCAAAGAGTCCGAATTGGACGGAAGATGAGTTGCAGATACTTAGAGAATATTACAGCAAATCAACATATGACGAATTACTGGCGTTATTACCAGAAAGAAACCACAAAGGCATAAATCTAAAAGCAACTAGACTTGGACTAGTAAAGTCGGATTCAACGAAGAAGAAGATTCGTCAGATATTCGGAGAGAATCAACGCGGCGAAAATAATCCAATGGCCAATCGAACAGAAGAAGGACATCCGAGATGGCGTGGCGGAGATAAAAAAGTTAACTGTATTGAGTGTGGTAAGGAATATACGGTAAGACCGTATAAATACGATCAGATATTAGCTGGAAAGCGAAAGCCGTTATGTGGTGCTAATTGCGTAAGCATAAATTGGCGTAAAGAGGCCGTACCAGAAACTTCAATTGAGCGCAGGATGCGAGAAGAGTTAGAACGACGCGGAATTGAATATGTGCAAGAGTTTATTCTAGGGAACAAATTCGCCCTAGATTTTTTCTTGCCCAAATACGGAATCGTTATCGAATGTGACGGACGTTACTGGCACGAAAAACCTGATGTTGCCATGCGTGATAAATCTAAGAATGCCTACATCAAAAAATGCGGCTATTCACTTTACCGTTTCTGGGATGATGAAATTAACGCAAGCATCTCCTCTTGCGTTAATAAAGTCTTGGAGGAGATTCAAGAAAAGGAGGCAATTTAATTAGGTGAAATGAGGAGATTAAATGAGTGTATTTTATCCATCATGGTTCGATAAATGGAATCCGTTTCAGAAGAAAGAGTTTACAGTAGAGCCTACGGGATCTTCTAGCGTAGTCTACCAACCCGGTAAGTTATTCTACGAAGGCGCGTATTTTCCTCCGCAGCATGATATCGAAAGATTATCGAAGTACGCTCGCGGCCATTCCATATTCGACGGAAAGACATACGAGGTATTCGACCGAGCAAGCGACATCTTAAAAGATACGCCATATGCCAAGCAGCTCGAAAAGCTTTATATCGCAGTTAACATCATGGATGTACTTCTAACAAAACCTGCCGACATGCTAGTCGGAGAGCCTCCGGTCTACGAAAGCGGCCAGGACGACGACACAACGGAGCAAGAAGCGCTCGACAGAATCGTCGAAGATAACGATTTAAACCAGTTAATACACGAAATCGTCATTGGCGCAGGTATTCGCGGTGATTCGTTTATTAAGACGTACTACTCTTATCGCCAGGACTTTAGCGAAGTTCCGGGTGGGGTACCGGCTGGAGTCAAGCCCGAACCGATTATCGAGCCGGTTAATCCGATGTATGTATATCCGGAAGTTTCTCACCATAATGCGAAGAAGTTTAAAGCGATAAATATCGCTATCGTCGAGTGGGCGTACGATCCGAAGGACGGAGAAGTTCCATATCTCAATATTGAACGCCATGTTCCCGGCTATATCATGTACGAAAAGTATCGCCTACATCCGCGAGGAGTAGACAACAGCTTCGGCGCTCCAATCCTGCAATTTATTATCGGCGAGCAAGTTCCTACCGGACGTGACAACGATATGGTAGCAACGGGCGTTCCAAGATTACTAGTCCATCACGTTCCTTATAAAACGATTGATAACGATTGGAAAGGTATTAGCGGAATCGAAAAGATAGAGTCTGTACTTGCTGCGATTCAAGATACGCTCGTGCAGCTCGATTATATCCTGCACAAGCACTCCGATCCGACTGCATATGGTCCTGACTTAGAAGGTAGCGGAGATCAAGTACAGCTTGGCGGAAAGTACATTCCGGTACGCAAAGACGAGGTTGTTCCTGGATATATGGCGTTCCTATCTACGCAACAACTTGACGGTATATTCAAAGAGCTAGACTTGCTTATCTCGCTAGTCTTCCAAATGTCCGAAACGCCACAATGGTTATTCGGTACAATCGTCGCAGGAAGTGGAGGCAAGGGCGGAGATGGCACGAGTCATACCGATGGGGCTGCGATTAAAGCACGCTTTATGCCGATATTAACGAAGGTTAAGCGAATCCGTACACATGTTGATAAGGCGGTTAGAGACGCATTATGGACGGCTATGGAGTTAGAGAATTACGCCAATCAAGGAGTAGACGGATTTACTCCGTATGATCCAGTTTATCCGCAGATTTGTTGGAATGACGGTGTTCCGAAGGATGATAAAGCAGAAGCAGAAACCATGCAGATTCGTCTCGGTGGAAAGCCTAGTATAGACCAACAAACGGCGATTAAGCGTCTTGATGGCGTGGATGACGTTGAGGCCAAGAAGATTATCGATAGAATTTCGGAAGACGAGAAGCAAGCGAATGGATTCGTTGACTCGTCTATTTTTTCGTCCAATGACGGCGGCGGAGGCGGTAATTAATGGCTGACCGCCACTTTCCGAAGCCTAGCTATGATTATCAAATTGAAACGTTAGTAAAAGCGTATAAGAAAGCCATGCAAGACATTCTCCACGAGCTGGAACGGTTGGATATTACTAGTCTATCGTATGCCAACGCACAGT